ATAAATCTGCGCTCCTGCATTGAATGCCGGCATCACGCCGTTTTGGAGCCACGTCCATGCCGGCTCGACCGCTGTATCCCCGACAATCTTGCCCCATGTCAGTCCGCATCGGTTGAAGCAGAGGTACCCAACATTGACGCTGTTGTTGGTCTGATAGAGGACGCCTGGTGTGTAGTTGAACAGGAATATGGATTGCGTCTTGTTCCACGCCTGATTCCACGTCGTATAGAACGCGCCCGTAGGGGTGTCGCGCATTACATACCGATATGGCTCGGGCACTTCGTGCTGCCATCCTGATGTGCCACTTGCCCGAGATGCTGAATTAACTCGTTTCCAGGCAGCCGCCGCAGGCCACGCCGTAGCCGGGTGCATCCATGCGTTGTAGCCATACGCGCAAGCTACATAGTCTTCCATATATGGTTGGCCAAACGTGCCCGCGAGGATGTCGCCACCGGGATAGACGCCTATGTCGCCCGTATCTCCAAAGACCCGCTCTACTGTGTGGAATACGTTATACGCTGGCTGATTGCCGCTGCCAGATGCGCCGGTTGTGTAGCGGAAATTCACATAGGTCAGAACCTGGTCGAAATAGGTCTGCCAGTAGGACTTCGGCAGAAACCACGATGGCAGCGTGTCAGGGCATATCTTCAGCATCTGCCCGACCGTTCGGCACAGCCAACCATGAGCGCGAATGGCGAGAAACTCACCGCATGTTTCCAATCCGAAGCCGCCGCCCTTTGCGGCGCGATACGTCCAGTTTTGCGTAAACGCGGTCCAGTTCGTCAGGAACTGATGCTCCTCCAGGTAGTATGGGTCTCCCGTCAGCATAAACGGCGCTGCACTCTGCGAGCCGTGGTGTGCCAGATCGGCGATAACGACAGGAACCCCGGTGCCCGTCCTGAACGAGTCGTCGGTCTTCAAGAGCGGGTTCGCTGCATTCCCCGGATCAGAAGACGCCTGTAAATACGTCGTCTTGTTCAGCGGTGCTCCGGTATTCTCATCCCGATAATGTATCGGCCACGAGGCGGCACTTTCTGCCTGCGCGAACATCGCCTGAGCACCCAGACCGGTGCAGATGTAATATCCTTGATACGCGGTGACCATCCCGACCTCTGGATGATCGCCAACGCCAGTCATATCCCCGGCCTGCCCGGCAAGCCCCATGATGGTGTAAGTGTTAGCGCCAGGTGTTGCGATGGCCGGATTGGGCGTCTGCCCGTTGGTCTGCGCTGTGGTCAACGGTGGGAGGTGTCCGCTCGCAACCAACGCTGCGACGGTGGTGCGTATTGGCCTTTGAACGTTGATCCCCCACGTAGTGCCGCTATTGGTGCTTACCGCTCGCCAGCGCATGAAGTGACCGTGATAGGGCGCCGCAAAGTTCGCCACCTCCACGCCATCGACACGAATACTGACGTGATGCGCGGTCATGTATGTGCGCGGGCCATTAAAGACCGCGCCATACTCAAACACGATCTCCTTGCGTGTCGCACCAACGTCGCTCCGAAAGAAAACGTAGTAGTTCGGGAACGTCGCGTTAGGCCCGGCCCGCAAGCAACCCTGCGTAAAATCTCCCAGAGGATCGACGTAATCGCCCATATTGGTCGTATTCGTATCTGTATATGTCGCAGTCACCCCGTCGCTGTCGCGTGTGATGACAACAGACAAACCACCAACAACCGGGATCGCGGAAAGCACCGGCATTGGAATGCTGCGAGGCGAGACCACTGTCTGCACTGAGACCTGATTGAAGCCAGGCGCCAGGAACCGGAAAATCCCGGCAACCGGCCATGCTATGGTGATGTCCGTCCCATCTGGCGCAACCGACGCGATCTCCTGATACGAAATCAGCCGATCAGTGTTTGGGTTGCCCGTGTCCTGGTAGACAACCACAGCCTCAACGGTGGGGCCGGCAGCAACCGCCGGCATGGTCGTATCAGATGCATCGAACACGCCCCCGACGAGCGTCTTTCCGCTCAGTGCTGGATGCACACCGCCTGCGACGCCCGTCAGTGACGAACGGAACTGGTGCGCGGCACTGTAGGTATAGACTGCGGCGTCAACCAGGCACGCGCGAATGGTATCGGCAAGCCAGTTGATGCCCGCATTCCCGAACGCCTCTTTGGCCTTAGGATATACGGCGGCGATCAGAAGTACTCCACCGGCATGCGCTCGCCGGAGGACGGCAGCGAGATGTAGCGATTGAGCGATACTTCGGCGATCTTCGCGTCATCCTGGCTCGGCTTCATGCCAAACTCTGGCGCCATAGAATAGGCCGCTAACATGACGTAAGGGACCTCAACGTGCACCGGGATATCGAACACCGTCCAACGCACCTTACCGCGCGCCGCCAGGTCCTGATGCACCGACATGACGGCCTGCGTGGCTAGATCGGGCGCCCGCTGCACCAGCACGGCGCGGCGGATACGCTCCTCCAGCGCCGGCCACTGCGCCGGGTCGGCCTGTTTGCCGAAGCTCGTCGCCATCACCAGAGCCGTGAGCTTCGTATATTCCTCGGCCGCATATTGCGGCACGGCGGACGAGGCCCACGATACGATCCCGCGTGAGACCAGGCTGTCATGCACCGCGTTCACCTTCCCGAGCGCCAGAGTGGCGTCGAGGCTTGCCGGCGTCTCGTCCGCGGCAATCACCCCAAGCTCGATCAGGGCGCCCGTAGCAAGCGTTGCAGCCGCCACCGTGGCAGACAGCGCCGGCCGGCTGGCGACGGGCACCACAGCCACGCCCAGTCGCCGCAGCGCCCGTTCCCCGAGTTCGGCCGGCGTGGTCATCTACGTATGTCCTTCAGCGTCTCAATCACCCAGCGAGCGTCTGCCAAGGCGTTGTGTTCGCTCTCGCCGTGCTGCATGGGAGGTGACGGCATATCGGCTGTAATCTGCCGCAAATCCCGGCAAAACATCGGCCAGCCCTTGGGCAAATCCATCATTGTTCCATAGAGCTGGCACAAAGCGACCCAGTCGTAGTCTGCATAATAAGCCCAGAACTCAGGCTCTATGCCTGCGAAGTCGATGATATCTCGCGCAATCTGTGCCTTGTTCTGCTTCTTGCCGGTCAGATGCGGCAGAACATTTTCTTGCACCCAAGGCGACGCCCTGGACAAGTCACATTCTGCCGCCTCAGCATAGAACTCAGCGCCATCAACGCGGACGAGACCAATCGAGATGAGATCGATAGTTCTCCCGTCTTCAATAAATTCGGTATCGAACGCGATGATCATGTCCGACCCTTCCGGCGCAGGTAGATCATCTGCAAAAGCTGGGGTTCACAGTCGGGACTTCCGCTCATACCGGCTGCTTCTCCACCTCAGCCGCCAGCGCCGCGTCCAGCACCGCCGCGTTGCCCCGCATGTGCCGTGCCGCCCCGCCCCGCGCTGCCCGCGCAAGCGGCCCGCGTGGGTCCAACGTGACCTGCGGCCCCAGGGATGGGTCGGTGTCCTTCTCGGCCTCTAGGCGCTTTGCCTCGCTCTCTGCGAACTCGCGATCGACCCGCACGGCACGTTCGGCCAGTAGCCGCTCGACCGTCGCCTTGAGTGCCGCCGCATCCGCGGCTGCCTGCCGTTCAGCCTCCACGCGCGCCGCTTCCTCAGCCTCGGCTGCCTCAGCCGCCGCCTTCTCATCGGCCGCCAGGTCGCGCTCGCGCTCCAGCCGCCCCGCCTCCCGGATAGCATCGAGTTCAGCGGCCCGCTTCTCCTGAGCCTTGATCGTCTCCTGCCGCTTGGCCTCACGCTCTGCTTTGGCCTGGTCCACCGGATCAGCCGGCGCGGCACGGCGCGGCACTGATGGCGCCATAACAGGCTGCAAGGACCGCGCCGCGCCACCCAGAGGCCGCATAGCGCCCTCAGTCAACGTAACCTTCTCAATCGGTGGTTTATCGGACATGGAGTGTCCTCCTATGCGGGCGCCGGCCGGAGTTGCCCCCGGCCGACTGTTAGGATTAGGCGTCGGCTACCGCTGCGGTCCAGATCGTGTGAATCCCAGCGTCAACCGGAGTCGTCTTATCGGTGGTCGCATCCACGCCAAAGCGCAGCTTGCCGATGCCGCGGATTTCCTGGACGCCGACCCCGTGCATGAAGTCGTAATCACGCACGTTCGTGGTGGACCGGCTGCGTTGCGCCCATGCCACGCCCAACGCCTGAGCGCCGCATAGGTAGGATGCCGCAACGTCAATCGTGCTGCCGCCGGTATCGGTGGTCAGCAGCACCGGCAGTTCCGGGATTTCGCGAATGATCATCCCGTCCCACACCAAGTCACCCGACGTGAACAGCGGGTTGTTCTCGCCGCGCACATTGGCGTACTGCTGCGCCGCGATCATGACCGGATCGGCCCGGAGATCGCGGAACGGTAGCGACGGCATGAATACCACGAACCATTCTTCGTCGTTGTTCACGCGGATGGGCCGAATGTGCGGTGATGCTACGCGCGCCCGACGCTTGGCAAGCGAGAGGATCGCGCACGTCATCTTGTCGGCCGTGTTGTCGATCGTCGCCAATGCCGTGGCGAAAACGCCCGAGACTGCATTGGCCACCGCAGCACCGAACAGCACGCGATCGGCGTTGTTGATCATCCAGGTATTGCGCTGGCCGGCCGTCGCTGCCGCATAGGTCAGCGACACGTCGGCATTGGCGGTAATCGCACCCAAGGACGAGATGATATCGTTGCGAATCTTCTCCTTGGCCCAGATGATCAGTGCATCTCGCGCCGCGTTGCGGAGGTCAATGACCGACTTCTGCTCATCCCAGTCTGACACTGCCACCGCATGGCGGATGACGCCAACAGTGAGTTGCAGCGAGCGGGCATTCAAGATTTCTTCGTTACCCTCCAGCACTGTGTTGCCAGTGACGCCGGCGCCGATGAGGCGGCGGACGGTCGGAAACACAACGCTATCGCCGTTCTTCCTGGTCAGGTCGTCCTTAACCTGGATCATCGCGTCCATCGATGTCCCGAAGTAACGCGAGAACTGGTTAGTGCGGACGTACTCAGTAAAGAAGTCGGAATCCCAGATGATGGGAGTTAAACCGGGCCGTGCCGCGGTCAGATTCATGTCTGCCAAGGGAATATTCCTAGCTATGAGTGGGAGGGGAGACGACGTTTCAGTCCGTCAACGCCCGATCACGGCTCGGCGGCAGCCAAACGCCCGTTATCCCCGGCGGCGGGAAGGCACGGCTTAGGCTCTAACGCTTCGCTCCAGCGGGTCCGAAGATGTCACTGAGAGCGGGCGGGCCGCTGAATGCCGGCGCGCCCCGCGCCGCGGCACTCCGCACGTTGGCCAGGCTCGGCGGCAGATTGGCCACAGGGGAGACTGGCGCGGCTTGTGGCTTCGCTTCGGCCGCCATCTCCTCGCGTAGCCGCTGGCGTTCGGCCTCGCGCCACTTCGCTGGATCGTCGCCGATCTCGCGCTGCAAGCGCATCCGCTCGACTTCCTTGGCCATCCACCCATATGGATCTGGCTGTGCATACAATTTGCCATACAGTGTCTGGTCCGTATCGGCCGCCTGCTTGAAATCGGCAATAGCGGCGTCAACCTTATCGGATCCTAACTCCTTGCGTAGCAGCAACTCCGACGTGTTCAGCCGCTCATTGAGCATCACGGACTGAATGCGCGCGACGAAGCCCTGCGGGTCTTGTGCGGGATCAATCGGCGCCATCGGCTCGCGCTGGACCTGCGGCGGCGGAGCTTTCTTGATCTCCTCGAGCTGCTTGGCCAGCATGTCCCGCTCGGCCTCAGCGCGAGACGCTTTCTCAACCCAGGACTGCCTCTTGTGCCGCTCGTCCTCCAGCGCCCTGCGAGGCACCACAGGATCGCCCTCGGCAGCGGCGGGTATCGGCTCCTCATCGTCTGGCTCAGGCTTTGGCGCCGGCTCTGGCGGCGGTTGTGCAGGAGTCTCAACGACAGGTTCGGCCGGCGGCGTCTCAACTGCCGACGCGGGTTCGCTAA